TGCCCTGCTGTTGGTCTATCACTATCTCCTGATAAATAAGCATCTGCATCCTCTGAGTCTAAATCTCCCTCATGTCTAGCAAACCAAGCAGCCATTCTCACAACTTTGTTATCTGAAATCTTGCCATTAGCCATATCTCTGGCTTCTCTCTTTGTTTTATCTGTTAATCCAGATCCTGCATATTCAAGTAGTTCTAATCCTCTAGCAGCATTTTTCTGTATATAATCTGGAACATTCTCTACAGCTTTATTATCTTTCTTTGGTTTCTTAGGTTTTTTAGGTTTGCCATACTTATCATCATCAGCAAAAGATTCTATTTGAGCTAATCTCTCCTCAGCTTCTTCCATAGTGTCATAACAACCAAAAGATCTATCTCCATCCTCTGAATAAACACAGTATTGCCCATCTTGTTCAATAATTACTTTTTCAACTAAATCTATAATCATAGCTTCTTTGCTATCAATAATTCCTGAAGCATATTGCATTGGCTCTGAATGATACATTGTTACTTCTGATCCATCTACAGGAACTTCAGCTATCTGCATATTTCTAACAAAGTAATCTCCATTATCAAGTGCAGGAAACTGTGTTGCTTGTCTTGCTTCATTAACAGTTATGAAACCTGCATTAAAACCCTGAACAATTCTTTGCATCTCTGCATCTTCATCTTGAGATAAAGCTCTAACATCTGAAATATCATATTTGAATATATAAGCAGGATTATCCTCAAAATCTTTTCTTAATAATTGTTTAGTAAATTCATTAGCAAAGTGATTCCACATTGGAATTAGTTTTTGTTCTGTAAAGAACTCTCTTAACTCTCTAGCATTAGAATAAGTTGCTCTAGCTAGTCCTGCTCCTAGTCCTGCTAATATTGCAGGAACACCAAGTACTGCAGATATTCTTTCCTCATTAATATATCTAAGTTGTCCAATCTCTAGTTCTTTAGGAGAAAAAGAAAGAGTTTTAATATCAACTTCTCCACCAGATATAACTAATGGTCTGCCTCTATTCTCTCCTCCAAATCTTCTACCAAAAACTTCTGCTATATTTTCAGCTTCATCACTTGTCATTGATAAATCATTCTTTGGAGATATAACAACTGATGGAACACCTGTATTTTTAACTAAAGCTGCTCCCATTTGAGAAGCTGCAGCATCTCCTAAGATTTCAACCATAACTGATCTAAGAGGAGCTAATCCTCTCCTGTGGTTTCTAGGATCTATTCTTTCTCTAAGATGTATCATATCCTCTGGTAAAATCTCTAAAGTGTTGCCTTTTTGTTTATATTGATACTTAGTTATTAATTGTTCATTGTTTCCTTTAACCTCAACCATCTCTGGTAGAAGTGGAACTAATTGAACTACTTGTCCTGCATCATTTCTTAGTTTTAAGATAAAAGCATCTCCTGATACAGCAGTTGAAGTAACAATATAGTTATTCATTAAGTTAGCTGACATGTTTGGATTAGGATTAGCTATTAATTGACTTGCAGGATGGTCTTGTATTAACTCCAAGCCCTCATCTGTCTTTACATAAACTTCTAATGGTGGCTCACTAAATGCTGTTCCTAAAACATTTAAACAAGCTAAAGCTGCAGAGTTACCCTCTGGGCTCATTTGATTTACACCACTAAAGAAACCTGCATCTGCATTAAATGGAAATACTATCTGTGATGTTGGAAAATTATTATAAGTTTTTTGTTCTGTTGGTATTGATTGACTTCTAAAAAAGCCTCTAATGTTATCTGCTAAACCCAATTAAGTTACACTCCATGTTGTTTTTCTAACTATTCCAAATCTAGCTGCATAAGCTAGAGCATCCACCATATCATCATGAGATCCAGAGGATGGAAAGCTAGTTAATTCTCTTTCAAATTCTACAAGCCATTTAGCATTTTTCAAAAACCATATAGAGCCATTTTCAACTCCTGCTGCAGCAGGAACTGATCTAGCAGTTTTTGATTTATCTGCCTTTAGGTTTTTTATTGGCAAACCCTGTCTCCTAGCCATTTGAATAATACCAAGTCCAAAAGAAGCATCTTCAACTCCCAACCAAGACATATTCCATTTAGTAATCATTGCTTCTATCTTTGGGAGTAAATCAGGAGCTTCTAATCTGTCCCTGAATATATCCATTATTAATAGCTTACCACTAGGAGTAGATCCAACTGCCATTATTACAGAATAATCAGCAGTTTCTTTAATACTTAAAGCTGTGTCCATAGTTCCAAAGATACTTAACTCTGAATGCTTGACTACTTCATCTCCTAAGATATATTCTGGATCATATCCATCAATAACATCATAGTATTTAAACCACTCTCTTTTAAACATGTGTCCAACTTCAGTAAATTCTGCTAAAAATTCTTGAGCATAAACTAATGAGCCTAACTCCTCTCTTGCTTGTGCTAATTCATCAATATTTATATTTGGATTAGATTCTGTTGGATAATGCATTATCTTCCAATCTTTTCTTAATTTAGCATTCTCAAATAATGTATAAAGCCAATTCATTCCATTTGGAGTTGATATAAAAAGTCCTTTACCTAATGAATCAGATAATATAGGTCTTACTGTTTCCCAAGTTTCTTTATCCATATAAGCAGCTTCATCAAAGATAATTAAAGAAATACCACCTGCTCCTCTGAGAGTTTCTGGTTTATTAGCTGATTTAATTTGAATAGTTCCACCATTCTTTAAAACTATTCTTTTCTCTACTTCTCTAATCTCATAATATTCTTCTGGTAACTGTCTAACTAAAGATTTCAGATTTAACCAACTTTCTAAAGCTTGAGGATAAACAGGAAATATAACCCATACTTTTAAACCTTTAAGAGATTGATCTATAGCACAAGTTAAACTAGCTGTTGTTTTTCCCCATCTTCTTCCACATATAGCAATAACAAATCTATTTTCATCTAATGCTTTTATAAGTTCTTTTTGTCCAGAATGTAAATCTGGTGGAGTTGCTTCAATAATCTGTGTCATCATCTTGCTCCCAATCCCATTTAAACTTTATTTGAGGATATTCTATTTGTGTTACTTGAACTTGTGGATTTCCTAGTCCATAAATCTGAGAAATCATCTTGTAACAAATATCTAACAATCCTTTAAGTTCAGTAGGATTCATAGAAGCTAAATCTCTTTCATTTATTTCATTTATTATTTTAAAAATTAATGGTTTTAATTCATCAGCTAAATCTCTTGCAGTTTCTCCAACTTGAGCTAAAACCTCATTAACTATCTGCTCATTAAGCATCCTATTGATAGCTTTTATTCTATCCTGCCATTGATTTTTAGCAGCTATTTGTTTAACTCTCCTGTCTGTAATAGTGAAATTTTTGGAAACTTTTTCATAAGATCTAGAAGCTCCTAAACCTAAATAATATTGAAATCTTTTAAAATCAGAATTACTTTCTCCTACTTGTTGTTGATTAGGTAAAGCCAAAGACATATCATCAATATAATCCATAGATAAATTATAACTTAACTGTGAGATTTATCTCCATGTTTGCAATTACAAACATTAACCCAAGTATTATTAACTTTTTCCTTAAAACACTTCTTTTTAACTTTAATATCATCAACTTCTAACCAAACTTGAGCATCATTAGGATTTTCCTCTTTAATTAAGTTATATTTAAGCTTTGCATTGCCAATAAGCTCTATATGTTTAGCATTAAGTAATTCTTTTTCTCCCTGCTCATTAGTTACTTCAAACACAGGCAAATCATAGTTTCCTTTATTTAGATTTAATCTGATGTTATTTGTATTAATTGCAATATATTTAGCCATTAATTACCACCAAGCTTTATTAAAACCTCTGTTAAAGCCATATTTAATTCTTTTTCTCTCATAGCAAGATCTACTACATTTTGTTCTAATTTATTTATTTGCACCATATAAACAGCTACTAAAGATTGAAGTTCATTAACTGTTTTAAATAACCAACTAACTAAAGCTAATATTCCTGCCTGAAGTAATTGGCTAGGATTTAATTTTATATTCATTTTTCTCCTACATTAAAATTGTTATTAATGTAGCAATAGATATACCTGCAATAATCCAACCATAAATCTCTTGTCTTGTTGGTCTTGTAGCTAAATCTTTTTGCATCTGATCTAACTTTTCAAAAAGCTTTTCTATATCTAACATTATTTTGGCTGTCATCTCTTTCTGAGTATATCCATTGCCATTGCTGTCTGTCATAATATCAATTTAATGGAGAAATACAGAATAATGAAACTCTAACATTTTCTTTAGCTCCATCCTCTAAAATCCAAGCTGAAATAGATTTTTTAGTAAAAAATTGGATTGTTCCATATCTCCAAAGAACTTTATCAGTTACAGGATCTATTATTCTTTCATCAGTTGGAATAACAAACTTAACTCTTTGATGCTTCTTGAATTCTTTGCCCTGATACTTCATCTAATATAGCTTTTCCTAATTCTGGTAATACACAATTATTTAATATTTTTCTTTTTTTCATAGAACTAATAGGAAAATCTTCTACAAAAAATCCATTTCTTTCTTGTTTAT